AAGTGTAGCAATCAGCGAAACATTGGTATCTACACAAACAATTACAGCACCAACAACAACTGGAACCTATACAATAACTCAGGAAGATTATACGAATACAGGTATAAGTCCAGTACGGAGATACCTTAGAGTGTTTGTTACTGCAACTAATGGCACACCCTCCGCACAAGTTGCTGGTGGAGAGGTTGGTCCAGTCACACCAACAATTTATACAATTACTTGGGATAAAAATGATGGAACTGGAACAATATCCACATCCACATTTAGCGCAGGTGGATCAGTAACTGCACCAAACCCAACAAGAGCAAATTATGTTCTTGATGGATTTAGAGAAACTGCATCTGGAACATTTTTTTATTCCGTTGCGGGAGGTGGGTCATGGAGCCCTCCTTCAGTAAGCAGAACCATGTATGCAAGATGGACATATTCTCCACCATCATACACCTTTGCTTTTGGCAAGAAGATAAGCGTTTCTACAAATGGATATATTTCTTTAGGTTCCAGCACTGTAATTACAGAAAATTCAGCAGATGCTGTTACATCTACAGCTGGTCAAGTTTTAGCAGTTCTCCCACTAGATATGGTTCAAACATCCCTATACTATTGGTCAGATACATCAAAATATATTGTTAGATGGAGCGGATATCAATATGGAAATGCTGCAAATATAATGACATATGAAGCAACATTTTATGCTGGTCAACAATATGCTGACATAATGATTATAGATAGATTTACATTTCAATCTACCACTGCCGCCTATATGATTGATGGAGTTGCAATAACAAGTTATCCAACAACTCCAATTCAAAGTAGTAAATATCGTGTTTATTTTAATGGAACCGCACCAGCTGTAGTAGCATATACTGCTACAGCTACATCTGTAATGAAAAGAGACACAACAAAAGATACGGTTGATGTTGGAACAACTACATTGACAACTGCTACAAACCAGACTTCGTTTATAGCACCACACTTCCCACCGTTCTTCCCACCACACTTCCCACCATTCTTCCCACCGTTCTTCCCACCACACTTCCCACCGTTCTTCCCACCTTACTTCCCAGCCGCAGCCTTGCCAGGAGTACCTACTGGAGTAACGGCTACAAACGATGGAACAAACACTACAATAAGTTGGAATGCAGTATCAGGTGCAACAAGCTATGATATATGGTATCAGAGCGGACCTACATATAGCGGAACAAGTCGTGACTTTGGTCCAATAACAGGAACTTCATATGTTACTCCTACATCATCTTTGTTCTACTATTTTGTTAGAGCAGTAAATGCTACAGGTAACGGATCCTACTCAGCTGGAGTACTGGCAACTGGTGGTTCAACACCACCGTTCTTCCCGCCGTATTTTCCAGGTATTAGAGGATATTAATTAATGGCTTGACGAATAACATGTAAATGCTATAATAATGAAAGGAGGAATACAATGACCGTAGAACTAACAGTAGATGAAAAACTTAGTATAATTGATCAGCATATTAAACAAATGCAATATTCAATTTATGGAGCAGAGCTTGATCTAATTGAGGCTAATGCAATTGTTGATATTGATCAAACAGTACTCACATCAATTACAGATAGAATTGCCTCAGCAACAGCAAAAAAAGATGCACTGGTACTAACAAGAGCATCATTAACCAATTAAAGAAAGATAAAAATGTCCGATAGAAATGAATTAATTATTGCAGCGCTTCAACAAAAAATTGGAGAGATTGTCTCAAATTATGAGACACAAATTGCAATGCTTCGTGCCGAGCTTACTTTACAAAATATAAATGCACAAGAAAAGCAGATCGCAACAGATGAGTATGAAAAAGAAATTGCAGGAATTGGAGAAAAGTAATGGCTACAAATTTAGCAGGTAATTTTTTAGTTGAAGGAGAGCCCTTTGATGTTACAAAAATTAATAAAATGCTGACGGCTGTTCAAGAGCTCCAAGAAAAAACAGTTTCTCTTGAGAATACATTGAAGATGCCAGACGGCACAATAAAAGAATATATCCCAATTGTATGGGGATATAGAACTCCAAAGTTAAGTCTTAAAGGAGATGGAACTGTCAGTGGGCCATTCAATTTAGATTGGGCTAAATCTCCATTTGTTGCATCAGAGCAAACAGATGGAAAATTGTCTGTAGTAGCGTCACTTGCAGAAGGAGATGCAGAAAAAGATGATTATAGAATTTCATTCACAAACGCAGGTGCCCCACAGATGTATGTAAGGTACGTACCAGCATCTGGAAAAGCATCTGTAACAAAACAGTTTAACATTATTGCATTTTACCCAAGACTAAAAACATCTTGACATAAAGCATTAATATGCTATTATTAAGTATAACCTAAAGTCACGTACTCGTGACTTTTTTACATATTAAGGTAGAAAATGAGCAACGATTTAAAATGGATGATTTCATCCGACCAGCAGTTCCCATATCAAGACGATAAAATGATTGCGCTCTGGTTTAAGGTTATGAAATGGTTTAAGCCAGATGTTGTTGACTACCTAGGTGATACAGACGATCAGGCTTGCTACAGCAAGTACACAGAAGGAAGATCAGCAGAATTTTTAAACCTTCACAAAACTGACAGTAGAGATCTTATTGTTCCAATGATGCGCCATGAAGCAAAAGGCGCTAGAGATTTTTATACAAAGACACGAGAGATGCTTCCAGAAGCTCAACTTTTTTCAGCATTAGGAAACCATGATGTTAGAATTTTTAACTATGTGGATGCAAAACTTCCCGACTATATTAATGAAGTTACCCCAGAAGCACTGTGGGGATTAGATTCACTAGGTTACGAATACATTCATTATAACGAATTGCCTAAACGCCGATTTGGAGACATACATGTACACCATGGACTTTCAATTGCATCAACTGGATCTGTTCGTAAAGACATGGAAGACTTACAGGTATCTTTAATCAGAGGGCACTCCCATAGAATTGCTTCACACCTTGTAACATATGAATTAAGAAATGGTGGAGAGGGAGAAACTCTTCGTGGATATGAGCTTGGCCATATGTGTGATGAAAAATCAGATGGAATGAAGTATATGCAGCACCATGATTGGCAAAAGGGTTTTGCAATTGCCCATATTGTTAATGACTACCCGCATATTCAAATGATCCATGTGGCACCTGATTATTCATGTGTCGTTGACGGGAAGTTGTTTACACTATAATGTGGTGCGGAAAATGTAATGGAAGAGTTTTTGTAGACAGAGTATTCTCTCAAAAACTACATATGGAATTATTCTGTATCATGTGCGGCAAACGCTGGATGTGCAATAAGGAAACGAGTGCTTTCGGAAAATGGCTGGAATCAAAAGAAACGGCAAACCAAAAAGCTTACGGTATTTCTTCTTAAACGATAAGATACATAAGGTATTAAAGTCATCTAGATCAAAAGATGAAATGGTTGCTTGGTGCTACCCAGACAAGAAAAGAGTTATGTATTCTTATTCTCAGGTTAAAAAGAATATGGAAACTGCATACACTGTTGTAGAAGTTGCTTCTATGCTTAATAAGCATAGGGTAACTATACAAGAGTATATCTTGAATGAAAAGGTTGCTACCCCTCAAAAGATATATCCAATAGGACAACCAGATAGCGAAAATTGGTCTCAGTATATGTTTAATCAAAAGAACATACTAGATATACACCAGCATATCTTAGACTCAGGACACTCAAAAGAAATTCCTTCCAAAGCTGAATTGCAGGCCCTTCTCAAAAACAACTTAATATTGTATACTAAAACAGAAGAAGGAAAGTTTGTACCAGTTTGGAGGGCGGAATAATGAGCAGAACAGTTTCGTGCCCAGTCTGTAAAAAGGAATGGGATCTTCGTTGGGGTATATTCGCACACGATAGTTTGTCTAGGCATATGAAGGAGCACAAATGACAACAAAGGTAAAAGTAGATTTATCGTTTACTAGAAATCTTGGTAATTACGAGAGCATCAAAATTGGCGTAGGCATTGAAGACGATGTAAGACAAGGCGAAACAGTAGATGCTGCTACAGAAAGAGTGTATGCTTTTGTTGAAAGCAAGTTAATTGAAAAAACACAAGAGGTAGAGGAAGAGCTAAAGCGTGGCAAATAGTAAAGAGCCGTATATTCTTCTATCCCTATTCCAGAATCTGTATAAAGAGAAGTATGGCAAGGCTCCTTCAATTAATAAGTTTCGTGAAAAATGGGCTATGCAAGATGTCATTGATAGTGTAGGGTTTGATCGTGCAAAAGAATTGCTTGAGTATTATTTTCATTTAACTAAGCATGGTCACACCATACAATTCTTTTTGTATAACTTTGATAAAATGGATACGGTAAGAATAGAGATTGAGAAAGATAAAGAGAAGCGTCGTTTGTTACTAGAAGAAACGAAGAAGATGGTAGAGCAAGGCGGAATAGAGTGAACACAGAAGCAGAGTTAATCTCAGCAGTATGTAAGAATAAAGACATTAGCACACTCCTTGCGGATAACGTAGATGATCTATTTACATCGCATAAAGATATTTGGGATGGCCTAAAGTCATACTACTATAAGTTTAAAGCTGTACCAGAAGTTGGAATCCTTCAAGAAAAGTTTAAAGACTTTGAGCCAGTAGACGTTAAAGGCCAGACAGGGTACTACTTAGATACCCTAAAGAATGAATTCATTTCAAATAAACTTAAGACTATTATTCTTCGTGCTGGATCATCACTTAAAGAAGATGCTGCCTCAAGAGTTCTTGAGAACATGCAGTCTCAACTAGCTGGCCTCAGCAGATTTACAAATAATGTCCGAGACCTAGACATTACAGATGCCGAAGCGGCAATTAGACATATGGAGTTGTTGCGAGTACGCTCTGCTGAGATGGGTGGTTCTCCAGGCATCAAGACTGGTTTTGAGGCCATAGATTTAGCATACCCAACAGGTATGGCTCCTGGACATTTAATCGTTGCTATTGGCTGGCCAGGCCGTGGTAAGACATGGTTTACATCTTACCTTGCCTGCAAAGCTTGGGAACAAGGATTTAAACCAATGATTGTGTCTCTTGAAATGTCACCCGAAAATATGCGTGACCGTATCTATACAATGCTTGGCTCTGGTTTATTTAAAGCTTCTGATTTTTCTAAAGGAGATATCAATATTGATGATTTCCGCTCATGGTCTACAAAGAAGTTTGCAGACAAGAATAGTTTTATCCTTATTTCAAATGAGGGCAACACCGAAGTTACACCAGCAACTATTCAGGGTAAGATTGACCAGCATAAACCAGACTTAGTTATTTTAGACTATCACCAACTGTTTAATGACAATAAGCGAAGTAATTCTGAAGTTGAAAGAAACCGAAATGTTTCTCGTGAATTTAAGATGCTTGCAGTATCAAACAATATTCCTATTATTGATATTACTGCAGCAACTGCAGATGATGTTTCAGACCAAGATAATCCTCCAATGATGTCTCAGGTAGCATGGTCAAAGGCTATTGAGTATGATGCTGATATGGCTATGGCGGTACACAGATATCCAGGAACTAACATGATTGAAATTGTTTCACGCAAAAATCGACATGGGCATGAATTTGGTTTATACTTAGATTGGGATATCAACAGGGGTATCGTCAAAGAGATTTATGAGAATCCATTCCAAAATAATGAATCACAAACCGATAAAAAGATTTCAGGTTAGAGTTGAATTTTTAGATGACTCTGATATGGTTCGAGTCAAGCATCAATATGAAAGCATGCTTACTCATCAAATGAGAGATAAAGGGTATCTTAGGGTACTTGACATAGACACCAACTTTTCGGTAGAATTTGATGGATCAACATGGATGTTCTTAATGACACTCTATGGTACTTATGTAGGAAAGAAGACGGCATGGCAGCACGAAGCAATTACGCAAGGAAAGCTGATACCACGCAATACTCTAAGCAACATATAAAGGCAATTGTAAAAAGCCTTGGCTTACAGGTAGCTGGTGAAACAGAGGTAGAGGTTTCTTTCTATTGCCCATTTCATTCAAATAGACATAGCGCAAGCTGCAGCATTAGTAAAACAACTGGAGCATGGCTATGCTTTAATCCATCTTGTGGAGAAACTGGATCTTTAATAGAACTAGTTAAAAGAGTTTTGCACAAGAATGACTTTGAAGCAATGAGATATGTCTATTCAAAAGAAGCGGAATCGCTTGAGAATTTTGATGATGTATTAAATGAAATGTTAGAAGACAAGCCAGAGTTCGTAGAGTTCCCAGAAGAAACATTAAAGAATCTGTATAACGATTTAATTAAAAGCGAGCAAGCAAAAGAATATTTTAAAGACAGAGGGATAGACCTACAGTCTATTTCACATTTCTCTTTAGGGTATTCTCCAAAGCAAAACATGGTTACAGTACCAGTTCATAGCCCAGACGGAATGCCAGTTGGTATTGTTGGCAGATCAATATCGGAAAAGAAATTTAAGAATAGCACTAATTTACCAAGAAGCAAAACTATGTTCAACATACATCGTGCTAAAAAAATAGGCGACCACGTTATTATTGTAGAGTCTAGCTTTGATGCAATCCGTGTGCATCAGGCTGGATTCCCCAATGTAATTGCAACTCTTGGCGGACATATATCTACAGAGAATATAGGTCTAATAAATAGGTATTTTAATAAGGTTACACTAATGACAGATGCAGATCATGCTGGTCGTGAGCTTGCAAATAGCCTAGCATCAAGACTAAAGAATAAAGACCTCTTGTGGGCCTCTTATGAATATGGTAAGATATATCCACATGATGCAAAAGATGCTGGCGACATGACCGAAGAGGAAATTAAAGCCTGTATTAAAAACGCAGTTTCCAATATTGAATATCAATCTTGGACCCATGAAAAACAATAAACAGATGGATATATACCATCAAATACAAAGGAGAAAAATATGGGAATAGTAAAAGGTCTCAAGGGACTAAATAAGGTTATGGATGCACCTCAGCATTCAAGTGGTGACGGAGTTAAAGCACGTTGGGCAAAGCTTGAAGATGCAGAAAGCGTTAAGGTTCGTTTTCTTCAAGAGCTTGATCCAGATTCACCTACATATAATGAAAAAGCTGGACTGGGATTTATCGCAGTTGAGCACACAAATCCAAAAGATTATCGACGCAAAGCACTTTGCACAATGGAAGATCAAGGCAAGTGCTACGGATGCGAACAACATCGCAAAGATTACAAGGCTGGCTGGAAAGGCCGTTCAAGACTATACATCAATGTTCTTATTGATGATGGTAAAGAAGATCCTTATGTTGCAATTCTTTCACAAGGCTCAAGCGGTAAAACAATTACGCCTACGCTAATTGAATATGCTGGCGAAATGGGCTCTATTACAAACCTTATGTGGCGTATCAAGCGCTCAGGTACAAAGACAGACACCAGTTATACAATCATTCCTCTAGCAAAAGATGAGACACCTTTCGACTCATCATCACTCGAGCTATATGATTTAGAAACTACTGCAGTTCGTGACCTCCCATACACAGATCAAGATTCATTCTTTGCTGGTGAGGCTGGACCACACGCAGAAGAGTCAAGCTCAGACGACTCAAGCGTTATCTGGTAAAAGAAAGTAAATGTTGGGGCAGTCTATTGACTGCCCCTTCATTATTTAGTAGAATGACAGTATGATTACCTACGATATACCAGACCCATTTGAAACATTTGTTGCAAATAAGTATAGGAATTATGTAGGAGCTATGTATGATTTCTTTGCTAAAGAATGGCATATGAAATGCGGATGTTGCAAAGAAGATTTATATGCACCAACAAAAAAGATATTAACTAAAATTAGGTTGTATCACACTAGAAATGAATGCACAGGCGGATATTAATGAGTTTTACACACCTACATGTTCACTCCTATTATTCATTAATGGATGGGCTAAATTCACCTAAAGAATTGTGTCAAGCAGCTCTAGATGCTGGGCAGACTGCGATTGCAATCACAGACCATGGTACTCTCTCATCACACAGAGATATGCAGATTGCCGCAAAAGAAACTGGCATTAAGCCAATTCTTGGTGTTGAGGCGTACATTTCTCCAACAGATAGGTTTGATAGATCATCTAAAACAGATAAGTCTATTCAAGCCTATAACCATATTATTTTACTAGCGAAAAATAAAAAGGGGTTGGAGAATATCAATATTCTACAAGAGCTTGCTTGGAACGAAGGCTTTTATCATAAGCCACGTATTGACAGAGAGGTTTTAAATGATTATAGCGAAGGTATTATCGTTCTCAGCGGATGTCTTAATGGACTCATTAGTAAGGCTATCGCTAAAGGTAACATGGAGGAAGCAGAACTTCTTCTCAAAGGCTTTAAACAAACTTTCGGACAAGATTTTTACGTGGAAGTGCAATCACATAACCCTATGGAGATCAACTCCGCCCTTCTAGAATTAGCAGATAAACTTAAAATTAAAGCGGTGGCAACAGGAGATGCTCACTTTGCTAAAGAAGAAGATAGAATATTAGAAGAAGCATTATTAATCCTATCAACATCTCCAAAGGTTGATAAAGATACAGATTTTGAAATGTCTAGAAACATGAAAGATATGTTAGATAGATTTAATTATCTTTACCCAGACCGCAGAATATCATTTCAAGATATGAATCTATTTATACAATCACGTTCAGAGATTGAAGCTGACTTTAATAAAGCTGGGATTAATCGAACAGACATCTATGAAAACACTATGGAGATTGCAGACAAGATAGGCGACTATGACTTCTATCAGGGTCTAGACCTCCTGCCAGTCCCAAAGACTGATGCTGATGAAAGACTAAGGGAGTTGGCTGAAAAGGGCTTAGAGAGGCTTCAGAAGGCTTCAGACCCTATTTATATGGAGAGGCTTGACGAAGAGCTTGGTATTATTGCTAAGAAAAATTTTGCATCATATTTCCTTGTTGTTGGAGATATGATTAATTGGGCTAAAGAAAACAATATTATGGTTGGTCCAGGCCGTGGTTCTGCTGCTGGATCTTTAGTTTGTTATACATTAGGCATTACAGATGTTGATCCAATTAAATATGATTTATTGTTTTTTAGATTTATTAATGAGGAGCGAAATGACTTCCCAGACATTGATACAGACTTTGAAGACAGAAGAAGAAAAGAAGTTAAAGATTATTTAAAGAAAAAGTTTAAGCATGTTGCTTCCATTTCTACATACACTTATTTTAAAGACAAGGGAGTGGTTCGAGATGCTGCTCGTGTCTTTATGGTTCCACTTCAAGAAGTTAACCGTGCATTAAAGTCTGTAGATACATTTGAAGATTTTATCGATTCTCCAAATACAAAAGAGTTTAGACTTAGGTACCCAGAAGTTGTTTGGCTTGCTGACAGACTACGTGGCAGAATTAGATCAGTTGGAGTGCATGCTGCTGGAGTTGTTGTGGCCAAAGATGATTTACGTAAGTTTGCCCCAGTAGAATCTCGTGAAGACTCCCAGGATAAGGTGTCAGGTAGAATTCCAGTCGTCGCATACGATATGGATACGGTTGCAGATATAGGTCTTATTAAGCTAGATGCGCTAGGTCTTAAGACTTTATCTGTGATTTCCGACACACTTCAATCAATCAAAGAAAGGCATGGGAAGACAATTAATCTTTCCGAAATGCCACTTGATGATAAAGATGTTTATAAAATGCTTAATGACGGATACACAAAAGGCGTCTTCCAGGCAGAAGCAACCCCATACACAAATCTTTTAATCAAGATGGGGGTAGACAAGTTTGAAGATTTAGCTGCTTCAAATGCTCTCGTTAGACCAGGAGCAATGAATACCGTTGGCGCTGCGTACATTAATCGTAAAAATGGCAACGAGGCAGTTGATTATATGCACACAATCATGAAACCTTTTACCGAGAACACATATGGTGTTATTATATATCAAGAACAAGTTATGCAGGCATGTGTACACCTAGGTGGCATGACATGGGCAGAAGCTGACAAGGTACGTAAGATTATTGGAAAGAAGAAAGATGCAAAAGAATTCGACCAGTTCAAGGATAAGTTTGTTATTGGGGCTTCAGAACACATTACTAAGAAAAAAGCAGAAGCCCTATGGCATGACTTTGAAGCTCATGCAGGTTATTCTTTTAATCGTTCCCATGCTGTTGCTTACTCTATGCTTTCTTATTATACTGCTTGGCTCAAAACTTATTATCCTTTGGAATTTATGTTCTCGGTTCTTAAAAACGAAAATGATAAAGATGCAAGAACAGAATATTTAATTGAGGCAAAGAGACTAGGGCTAAAAGTACTGCTTCCTCATATTAATGAATCAGATGTTTATTTTTCTTTACAGGAAAATTCTATAAGATTTGGTTTGGCTGAAGTAAAGTTTATTTCAGACAGTATTGCAAATAAAATAATAGAAAGAAGACCTTATAATGATTACAGCGACTTCATTGATAAGGCATCGAAAAAAGGTTCTGGCATTAATAGCCGTGCTATTGCTGCTCTTAACTCCATCGGCGGTGCTGCGTTTAATGATAACAAAAGGCAAGGAAATGAAAAAGACAACTACTACGAATACCTAGGCATTCCAACATTTAATCTTGAAGGCATTCCTCCAAGGATTAAGGCTCAAGCAAAACCAATTGAAGATTTTGACGATCTTGGTTCGTTTGTTATGTTTGGTATGGTTAAGTCTATTAAACGTGGAAATGGCTGGGCAAGAGTAGAGCTTGTAGATGAGACTGGATCTGTTGGTCTTTTTCATACAGAACAAACACAAATTGAAACAGGGCAGATGTATTTTATTTTGGTGGGAGATAACAGAATATCAAGATACATCAAGGTCTCAGACATAAACCCAGAGTCAAATGATTTATTTGTAGACTACCTATATAGAAAGAAATATGACCTTGAAGAAGACGAGTATATTGTGGTAAACTTTACACCTTATACAACTAAGGCTGGCAAACAAATGAGCCACATAGTACTTTCAGATAAAGATAAAAACCTAACTAGGGCCATCGCATTCCCAGCAATGTATAAAATGACATTAGCAAAAATGCGTGAAGGAATGAAGTGCAAGGTTACGTTAGCTAAACTAGATGACGGAACATTAAATATAAAGGAGATAGCATGACAGAAGAAAACATCCAAGTTTCAACTGCAGAAGAGGTTTTTGGAGCATTAAGTGTACCAAAGATTTTAATTGCAGCCTTGCAAACATTAGGAACAATTGTAGTGCCAACGGATGCATTTTTAAGTGCAGCCACCGAAGACCAAGAACTAAAGGTTGATTACAATTCAGATGATCAGACATTTACATTTACACTAAAGGAACAAGATGGATCAGGGAATAACAACAACGAGCTCATTACAGACTTCGAGTAATAGTCAAGAGCTTGTTACGGATTATGGGCTAGATGTACTTGCTGCACTTCTACATGAAACAGCAATTGAAAAAGGTTTCTGGAGTAGTCCAAAAAACTTTGATGTATTTGGAAACAAGATCGCCCTCATTCATTCAGAAGTAACAGAAGTTTTAGAAGCAATAAGAAAAAATAAAGGCTCTGAGCAAATTGTAGAAGAAATGGTTGATATTTTAATTAGAACTCTTGATCTATATGCTTCAATGAGAAATGCTGGTTTTGTAGAACATAGCCTTGATGAAATTCTATTTAACAAAATGGAAAAAAATAAGGTTCGCCCAAAGCTTCACGGCAATTTATTTTAATGATATAATTGTATAAAAGAGAGAGAATAAATGACTATAGCGATTGATGAAATCCTAGCAGGATTAGATCCGAAAACAAGAGCAAGAGTAAAAGCAGCACAAGATGTAAAAGTAGAAAAGCAAAAGACACCCAGCATTGGATTAAACATGGCATTAAAGGGTGGGCTTGGATACGGAAGACAGGTTCTTGTTTGGGGAAATAAATCTGCAGGAAAGTCTTCATTCTGTTTACAGATGATTGCTCTTGCACAAAAAGAAGGAAAAACTTGTGCTTGGATTGATGCAGAGGCATCCTACGATCAATCTTGGGCAGAGATGCTTGGAGTAGATTCTTCTTCCCTTATCTATTCCCCAGCAAAAACTGTAAACGATATGGTTGATGTTGCTACAAAGCTAATGGATGCTGGAGTGGACATAATTGTTGTCGATTCGATATCAGCATTGCTGCCAGCTATTTATTTTGAAAAAGATGGAAATGAAATGAAAGATTTGCAAGACACTAAGCAAATCGGCGCTGAAGCAAAGGATATGACCCACGCAGTCAAAATGTTAAACTATGCAAACAAAAACACACTACTGGTACTCATCTCACAGCAAAGAAATCAATTTGGATCTATGCATGCCTCCCACATACCGACAGGAGGAATGGCAGTCAAGTTCTTTTCTTCCACCGTCATTAAGCTTTGGTCTTCTGAAGCTGAAGCTAATGCTATCAAAGCAGGCATTAAAGTTGGTGACAAAATTATTGAACAAAGAGTTGGCAGACCTGTCAATTGGATTATTGATTACAACAAGCTCGGCCCCCCTAACCTATCTGGACAATACGACTTCTACTACCAAGGAGAATCACTTGGAGTAGATTTAGTTGGCGAAACATTAGACGTGGCGGAAATGGTTGGAGCGGTAGAAAAAGGTGGAGCCTGGTACACAGTTGATGGACAACGTTTACAAGGACGTGCAAAAGCAGTCTCATACCTAAGAGAGAACCCAAAAGTAGTAGAAAAACTAATTGAGGAAATCAATGCCAAAAATTAATGAATTCTTTAATAAGAAAGAGCCTAAGCAAATCAATTCTACATTTGAAGAGCTTACTGGTATTAGGCCATGCTCAAGTTGTGAGTTAGATGTAGATGGTGGGTGGTGGGATCCCGAAAATTTAATTATGAAGTGGACATGTTCTAATGGGCATGAAACAACACATAGGGTTGGATAATGTCAGAGAGAGCAGAAGTAAAAAGAGATGGAGCTAAAGCCCAGAAGAATTCAGGAAGAGGCGACTATCAAAAGGGTGACGCACAATGGAAAAAGTTTCTTGTGGATTACAAAGAAGCAGGAAAATCTTTTACATTAAACAAAGATAACTGGGCTAAGATCTGTACGGATACTTTTAAAGTAAACAGAGACATGCACCCAGCACTAAAAATTATTATAGGAGCAGAGTCTAAAGTTAGACTAGGTATTATAGAGTGGTCAATTCTTGAAGAGTTGATCCAGTTTTATGAGGAGAATCATGATTAGAGAAGTATTCCTAACAACACTTACTGGCATGGGTGTGGGTGCAGTATTCAGCATATTTAAACTACCAGTACCAGCCCCACCAGTATTTGCTGGCCTAATGGGTATTTTTGGTTTGTGGATGGGCTACGGATTAGTTCAAAGGATGTTGTCATGACAATGTTTTTTATGGGATTGCTAGTTGGTCTTGTGGTTGGTTACGGCCTAGGATTATTTATAGACAAGTGGGACAAGAGGATTAAAAATGGCAGAGGATAGAAACACACTTCAGTTAATTAGTGATATAACAGAGTTTAATGATCTTCATGAGTACATGCAGGATGAGCATTTAGACAAGGCTTTATCAATTGTTGTAAAGCTTTTGATGAACCCAGATGTTCCATCTGCTAAAGCCCCCATGCTTATTATGGAGCTTCAAGCAATGTCTACTAAGTTTGCCGTAATGTCTTCTGTGTATTCAACTATTGCTAAAGATAAAGCGGGAACTGTAAATAATAATAAAAAGAACGTTTACTATTCAGTAAAGGAGTCCATAGACAAACTTGTAGATGCACTTAAGTATGTCGTTAGGTATAATTCATGAATTGGTTACAGGCTTTAATTATATTTGGTCCCGTTGTTTTTTTATTAGCGGCTTTTTGGAAGGATATTAAATAATGGGTAGAGACATAGTAAAAAATCTTAAGTTTAAAAAACATACAGGTAAATTTTTTGACCCTGAACTTTTTGCTCAGCTATTAGATGATGCATATAAAAATACAAAACGTGCAGATGGGTCTATGACAAAGAAATCATTTAGCCCTAGCTCACTAGGTTACGGTCATGGAAAGTGCCCTAGGTATTGGTATATGGCATTTTCGGGAGCAGTTTTTATTGATGACAACGATGCGGTTGCAGTTGCTAATATGGCACAGGGAACACAGGCTCACGAAAGACTACAGAAGCTTATTGCTACTATGCCAGAGTGGAGAGCGGAAGAAGAAGAGATTATTAATGAGTACCCTCCAATTCGTGGCTTCATAGACTTAATAATGGAGTATGACGGTGAGACTGTTATTGGAGAAATTAAAACGGCAAAGCAAGAAGTATGGGACACAAGACAGTCAGAGATGAAATCTTCAGCAAACCACATGCTTCAGCTACTTACATACATGAAGTTAAAGAATGCCAAAGAGGGTTTCTTTTTGTATGAAAACAAGAACACGCAAGAGATACTTATTATTCCAATCTCAATGAATGATAAGAATAAGAAAATTATTGAGGATGCATTCCTATGGATGCAAGAAGTATATGATAATTTTAAAAATGGAGATCTTCCAATGCGTCCAGCAGGTGCAACTAAATCAAAGATGCCCTGCACATACTGCCCAGTCAAGAAAGAATGCTATGATAAAACTGGCCCAATTGGAACTGTTCAAATAGAGTTATATGAGGCACCAGTTCTGTGATCTGTTCAAATAAAGAGTGTTTAAAAGAATTTGATGCCAAGACTCATAATCAAAAATACTGTACCGATGAATGTTGCAGAATTGCAACAAACAAAAGAATAATGGAAAAGTACTATGAAAAAAAGGCTATTAAAAATGGTGCTACCAGATTATGTAAATCTTGTAAATCTATGCTAAGTAGATACAATGATTCTAATATTTGTTCTAAATGTGTCAATGGCAAAAAAGATAAGACAAAAAATAGAATCAAAGAGATAATTGATGAAATTAGCTAGCTTAGTTAAAACTAAAGCATATCGTGTTTTAGGTATCGACGCTTCAACAAATTCAATTGCATTCTGTTTAATGGAAAACAATATACCATTAAAGTGGGGTAAAATTGATCTTGAGGGAATGAATATCTACGAAAAGATATACGATGCTAAGAAGAAGATGTCGACAATGCTTGATGAATTAAAGTCGGACTATATTGTTGTAGAGGGTGCCATACTTGTCAGATCACCCGATGCTGTGATAAAATTATCATATGTCTACGGGGTTGTTATTGCTGAGCTTATGTCTACTGGCGCTTCAGTCATTACTATATCCCCTAGTGCTTGGCAAGCTTATATTGGAAACAAAAATCCTACCAAAGAAGAAAAAGCAGCGATTAGATTTAAAAATCCAGGATACGCAGACTCTTGGTACAAAAACCAATTAAGGAATATGCGTAAACAAAGAACGGTAGACTACTTTAATAAAAAGTATAATCTAAGCATAACAGATTTTGATGTTGCAGATGCATTTGGCATTGCACACTATTCAAACGAGGAGCTAACAAAAAGATGAGCCCAGACTGGAACGAAAAAAGCAATCAAGAAGAATTTGTAATAGACCTTTTAGGTGGCAAAAAAAATGGACATTATGTTGAGCAAGGTGCATTTCATTCTAAGAATGGAAGCAATACGTACAGACTAGAAAATGAATTTGATTGGAAAGGCGTTTCCTTTGAGATTGTACCAGAGTTTCATGAGGAAGTTGTAGCAAATAGAAAAAACCCTTGTGTACTTGGTGATGCAACTAAATTTGATTATATTAAATATTTTGAAGAAAATAATTTTCCAGAGCAAATCGATTACTTGCAGGTAGATATTGATGGAGGATACACGGAAAAAGGATATCCTATTGGAAACCCATACCTTTCATTACATGGTCTAATTGCACTACCATTAAATAAATATAGATTTACTGTTATTACTTTTGAGCATGATGCAAATCTTGTTTTGAATAATGTAGCAATGCGTGATACACAAAGACAAATTTTAGATTCTCTTGGCTACGCCCTAGTTGTAAGAGATTATCATGAAGACTGGTGGGTTGATAGAAATGTAGTTAGCTACACAGACTACAAGCATCATTTTAGTTGGAATGCAATGTGAAGCTATACCAGAGCAGAGATTGGCTACACCGAAGGTATGTAGTACAAAAGAAAACGGTTACAGAAATAGGTAAAGAGTGCGGAGTCTCTGCTATGACTATACAGAGATATTTACAGGTATTTGGATTGTTGAGAAAAAAATGACAGGTTATCCTAATAAAAATGGCGGCTACCAAGCATGGACAGCTGATCTACAGTTAATAGCAACAGATGCTCCATCTGGCAATAGAATCATGAGCGAATGTTTAGAAATTGCAGAGATGCTTATTAAAAAGAATATATCATATGGAGACTCGGCGCTTAGCCCAATGAGGCTATTTGCACAGTCAGACTCAGTTGAGCAGCTAAAGGTTAGAATTGATGATAAGCTAAATAGAATCAAAAATTCTCAGGGGTTTGCTGGAGATAATGATATTGATGACCTTATAGGTTACTTAATCCTATTAAGGATAGCCATGTCTAAGGTTGCAATTTCAGTCAACTAGAAGTATAATAAACTATATGACTAATGAAATAGAACCAGCAGTTCATTTTGACCGCATGAATAAAGTGGTTGAAGAGTTGCTCAAAGGTAATTCCGCCACACAAATAGCAACTATTACGGGGTTTTCACGTAAAGATGTTCTAGAGTTTATTGATGAGTGGAAGGGTGTTGTGCACAATGATAGCAACATCCGTGATCGTGCCAGAGAAGCAATCTCTGGTGCTGATCAACACTACGCAATGCTTATTAAAGAAGCATGGAAGACTGTGGAAGACGCGGATACTCAAGGACAATTAAATGTAAAGGCGGGAGCATTAAAGCTCATAGCAGACATAGAGACCAAAAGAATAGCAATGCTTCAATCTGTTGGTGTTTTAGAAAATACACAGATAGCATCTCAAATTGCAGAGACAGAGCGTAAGCAAGAAGTTTTAGTTGGAATTTTAAAAGAAGTAACAGCAACTTGTCCTAAGTGCAAGATAGAAGTTGCAAAAAGGCTATCTCAAATTACTGGTATAGTCGAGTCAGTAATAATTGAGGAAGCTGATGTCGTTTGATTTCTCAGATTTAATTGACATACTAGATGGCGAAGAGTTTGAAGAAAAGCCAGTAGACCTACGCACATTTGTAAATCATCCAAACTTTTTAGGATTGCCTCCACTTTCTGAATACCAGTATACATTAATTGAAAAAAGCTCACAAATATATAAAGAGTCTACACTTAAAAAATTATTTGGAGATGAAGAAGGATCAATTAGATTTAAGCAAACTGCTAATGAAGTTGTAGCACAATTAGGAAAAGGTTCTGGAAAAGACTACTGCTCTACAATTGCAGTTGCATATATAGTATATTTACTATTATGCCTAAAAGATCCAGCGACTTATTATGGCAAACCTCCTGGAGACTCAATTGATATTATTAATATTGCGATTAACTCACAGCAGGCAAGCAATGTATTTTTTAAAGGCTTTAGAAGCCGCATAGACAAGTCCCCATGGTTTGTTGGAAAGTACTATGCAAAAGCATCTGAAATACAGTTTGACAAGGCAATAACAGTTCACTCTGGCCACTCTGAGAGAGAGGCATGGGAAGGATATAACGTTATTGTTGTAATCCTTGACGAAATCTCTGGCTTTGCAATTGAAAATACAACTGGCCACGACCAAGCAAAAACTGGCAGTGCGGTATATGATATGTACAGGGCATCAGTAGATTCTCGTTTCCCAGACTTTGGCAAAGTAATATTGCTATCCTTTCCTAGATTTAAAAATGATTATATTCAGCAAAGATATGATGCAGTGATAGGTGAAAAAGAAACGGTAATTAGAGAACACAAATTTAAGATGTACGAGGAAATACCAGATGGAACAGAGGGAAATGAATTTGAAATACAATGGGAGGAAGACCATATCATATCTTATAAGATACCTAAAGTATATGCTATTAAACGTCCGACTTGGGAGATCAACCCAGTTAGAAAAATTGACGACTTTAAAACAGCATTCTATACAAACCCCACCGATGCCCTATCCAGATTCGCCTGTATGCCACCTGATGCGGTTGATGCATTTTTCAAATCAAGAGAAAAAGTAGAAAAGGCATTTAATGTAGGCTCAATTGCAGTTGATACTTTTGGTAGACTTGAGGAATGGTTTTTGCCAGACCCAGATAAAAAATATTATATACATGTTGACCTTGCTCAAAAACATGACCATTGCGCTGTTACAATGGCACATGTTAACAAGTGGGTAAATGTAAAGGTCACAGACACCTATTCTCAGCCAGCCCCGATTGTTGAGGTTGATGCAGTTAGATACTGGACCCCTACACCAGATAAGTCGGTTGATTTTACTGAAGTTAAGGACTACATATTGTCTCTAAAAACAAGAGGATTTAACATAGCAATATGTACTTTTGATAGATGGAACTCTCACGACATGATGCAACAGCTAAAGCAGTATGGCATAAACACAGAAATTCTTTCTGTTGCTAAAAAGCATTACGACGACATGGCTATGGTTGTTGCTGAAGAAAGATTAATCGGTCCACACATATCATTGCTTATAGATGAGCTATGCCAGCTTAGAATTATGAGAGATAAAGTTGACCACCCTAGAAAAGGTTCCAAGGATCTCGCAGATGCTACATGCGGTGCCATATTTAATGCTATTAGCCGTACCAGATTTGATAACAATCAAGAAATAAATGTTCATACTTATGAATCAATGAGTTATGATAATGATTTTAAAAGAGATGAAGACGCAGAAACAAACTCATACAATATGATAAGGCCACCAAGGATGCCTGAAAATTTAAGAGACGCTATGGATAGGATGCAAATAATATGAACGAATATCAAGAGATGGCCAAACAATGTAAATGTTGCACAAAACATGTGCCTATGCCAACTACAATGAAAACGTATGATGGAATAATTGTATGTCCAACTACTTTACAAAATATAATAGAGTATAAAAAGATTTGGGAATCTTATGGACAAAGACCGATGGGTGGAATAAGAAAACATTTTTCTGAGTATGTTCAGCAGATTGTAGAGAATTCTATTGACAAAAATCAAGACGGTAGTATACAATACAACTAGGTGCCAGTAGCTTAGTTGGTTAAAGCCCCGAACTCATAATTCGGTAATCGTAGGTTCAAGTCCTACCTGGCACACACCTTTGTAGCTCAGCGGAAGAGCAACAGACTTCTAATCTGTAGGCCGCTGGTTCGAATCCAGCCAGGGGTACGTTCCTATAGCTCAGTTGGTAGAGCAGCAGACTTTTAATCTGCGGGTCGATGGTTCGAAACCATCTGGGGACACTATAGTTTTAGACAACTAAAATGGTATAATATGTATACCAAGTATTTAAAAATAAATAAAATAGGAGAATAAAATGTCAGCAGCACAAGGATCAGCAGAAAGATTAGTAGAAGTAGCATTAGCAGAAGTTGGAACTATTGAAGGTCCAAAAGACAACGAAACAAAATATGGTAAGTTTACAAAATCAAACTTTCAGCCATGGTGCGGAAGTTTTGTTATGTGGTGTGCAGATCAAGCAGGGGTAAAAGTTCCTAACACGGTATATACACCTGCGGGTGCACAGGCTTTTATTAAAGCAGGAACATGGCAGATGGCAGAAGTAGCAACACCAGAAGTTGGAGATATAGCCTATTTTGATTTCCCATCAGACGGCGTCGATAGAATTTCTCACGTAGGAATTGTTGTTGCAGTTAATACAGACGGCACAGTAGATGTTGTAGAAGGAAACACCTCCTCAGATAAAAAAGGTGATCAAAGAAATGGCGGAGAATGCTGCCTCAAGAATCGTGCTTACAAAAAGAAAAATGGATCAAAGCTTCGCAGAAGCCAAATTGTAGGAATTGTAGGTTTTGGAAGACCATCATTTGGTAAGCCAGTTGCAAAAAAAGTAGCAACACCAGTAAAGAAGTCAGCAGCAAAACCAGCAGCTAAAACTTCTAAGGGTGGCGGAAAACCAGCAGCAGCTAAGTAATAACTTGCAAAAAGAATACGTTATTGTAACTGGCGCAAGCCGTGGATCTGGAGAGGGCATATCAAAAGTCCTTTCCAGGTCTTATAACGTAATAGCAGTATCTAGAGATTTAAAAAGAATGAATGAAGTTTTTGATGAGTATAAAAATATTTTTCCGTATAAGATGGATATCACAGATTCAAAATCAATTGAAGATCTAAGCCTTTTTTTGGCAGACAAAAGTGTTCGTGCACTTGTAAATAATGCTGGCGGTGGGGGCGGCAATACAAATATAGAAAATGACTCCGCAGAAGCATGGCAATATGCATATAATTTAAATGTTATAGCTCCAATGAGTATGTCTAAAGCAATAATCCCTCATATGAAAAAAAATGGTATTGGTGATATCATAGTAATTACATCTATCGCTGGCCTATACCCATATAAAGGAGGCGGGAACTATGTGGTTGCAAAACGTGCTGAAGGAGCATTTGCAGAGACATTAAGAATGGAAGTATCAGGTCAAGGGATAAAGGTCACACAGATCATACCAGGAGCAATTGATACTAAACCAGAGTTTCCACAAGAAATAGCAACAAAGCCAGAAGATATAGGCGAAGCAGTAAGATGGATAATATCATTGCCGAGCCATGTCAATGTAGACCAGATGACAATTATGCATGCAAAAAGTGAAAGATATCAATAGGGGGAATAATGTACGAATATTATGTAAGAAAAGTAGAAAATGTAGTTGATGGTGATACCATAGACGTACTAATTGATTTAGGCTTTGATATACTTTTTGCATCTCGAGTCAGGCTTGCTGGAATAGACACACCAGAATCAAGAACAAAAGACTTAAAAGAAAAAGCACTAGGGCTTGAAGCAAAAGAGTATCTTAAGAAAAATATTAAAGATGCAAAATCTGTAATTATTAAAACAGAAAAAATGGATTCATCTGAGAAATATGGAAGAATTTTAGGATGGGTTTATATTGATGGTAATACTATATCACTAAACGAAATGATGATTAATGATGGATACGCATGGGGTTACCTTGGCGATACAAAGGTAAAAGATTTTAATGCTTTAGCAAAAGCAAGAGAAAAGGCAGGTAAAAAATGATAAACCATGAAGAATTACACGATGGAGTATATTACTACAAAAATGTTATTAAAGATCCATATGCCCTGGTAGCAGCTATTGAAGATACAGAGAATGTAGATTCAATTAAAGATATTATAGACAACTGGATTGATTGGGGTGTCGAAGCAGACAGAGGTACAGTTTATTGGTATGGAAGAAAAAAGCGAGTGCTTTTAAATAGCCTTGAGGACATAGATAAAAAAGATTTGTCCCCAGAAGATCTTGCCAGATGCAAGTATATATTTGATACAGTATTTAATGGTTTCAATGAGGTTGCAAAAGACTACAAGGAAAAAAGAAATATAGAAGATGAAATTGTAATCCTTAGTCAAATGAACGTTCATAAATACAAAGAGAATACATGGATGGGTACACACCACGACGCACAAGAAGGAGACACCAGACTTAAGTACTCTATGATTCTTTATGTAAATGATGATTATGAGGGTGGAGAAATTTCTTTTTGTATTCGTGATGGAGTACTTAGTAATCCCGATAAAGAATTCCCAGAGAACACATGGAATCATATGGTAAAAGAATTTGAAAAACCAAATGAATTTGCAGCCCAAGGCGCACTAGATGATCCCATTAATGATGGAAAAATAACTTTTTCTTTAAAGCCAGAGGCTGGAAGTATTCTTATATTTCCATCACAAGAGCCATATAGCCACACAGCTCATATTGTTAAAAGCGGTTGGAAATATTTAATTCCAGGATTTTGGATTGATCCAAATGGAATGGACGCAGCAGCTGCGCTTGCTATTGCAAAGGGATATAAAAAATAACTTGCAACTCTAGTTATACAAATGCTATAATGGATTAGTATCTGCCAAATTCTGGCTGCTTATTTAATGGAAAGATTCTCATGATTATACAAGTAATTGGTTTGCCAGGTTCTGGAAAAACTACATTTGCAAAAGAGCTAGCGGATAGAATAAACGCCGTTCATTTAAATGCAGACGCAGTCAGAGCAGAGCTAAATAAAGACCTAGGGTTTAGCCCAGAAGATAGGTTAGAGCAGGCTCGAAGAATGGGAGCGTTATCAAGGCTACTTTCTGATCAAGGTTACCATGTTGTTGTAGATTTTGTTAACCCAACAGCAGAGACAAGAGCATCTTTTGGAAACCCAGATAAAGTTGTTTGGATGAACAGAAAACCAGTCAGAGATTTTCCAGATACAACCGCAATGTGGGAGACACCAGCGAATCCAGATTTAATGTTTGATGACATGACAGAATATGATGTTGCAGCTAGGGTTGCATGTGTTGATTTTCAATTGCACGATTGGAGACAACCAACAACATTAATGCTTGGTCGCTACCAGCCATGGCATGAAGGGCATCATGCTTTATATGATGAGGCGGGTAACAGAACGGCCCAGGTAATGCTAGGTGTTAGAAATACGTATAAGACTAGCGAAAAAGATCCGCTTGATTTTAATCAGGTTAAAAAGTATATTGCTAATGATTCAGTAATGGACAAAGCAATGGTTATCAAGATGCCTAACATTACCAACATTGTATATGGTCGTGATGTGGGATATAAGATTGAACAAGTAGATTTGGGGGCAGCGATTCATGCTATTTCAGCAACTGAAAAACGTAGGGAAATGGGTCTTTAAACAATTAGAAAATGCTGGAAAGGCAATGAACGAAGCAGAAGAAAGACTTTTTTCTGAGGATAAAGATGAACGTAAGTAAACAAAGATCAGCATTAAAAGCAATTACTTGGCGTGTCATAGGAACAGCAGACACGTTTATCATATCGTGGGCTATAACCAAAGAGCCAGTTACAGCAGGAGCAATTGCAAGCTTTGAGGTATTTACAAAAACTATTCTTTATTATTTCCATGAGCGTGGGTGGAATAAAGTTAAATGGGGTAGAAAGTAATGCCAGTATACGAATATAAATGCTCATATGATGATGCACATGCCACGATGTCAATACATAGATCAATTAAAGATGACGACCCAGGATATACATGCGTAGAGTGTGAATCAGAAATGATTAGATTCTTTACACCATTTGGCATACAATTCAAGGGCAATGGCTTTTACAAAACAGATAATCCTAAATAACTAAAGTGGTATAATTAACTAAGCAGACATCTTGTTTGCATAGGAGCTATACTTGAAAAGGGAAAAGTTATTTAGAATAACAGCGTCCATAATGCTTGCATTTGGATGGCTTTTTATGTCCCCCGCCTACAGCGATGACCCTTTAACAGTAGCCGCAAAAAAAATTGAAAATTTAAATTCGGCAGTAGATAAGCTAGATTATAAAGATGGTCTAATAAATTTAATTGACATAGCAGAAAACAAGTTTATGTATGCTAAAAATCTGCGAGATGTTAGAGATGCTGCTTACGAAGACTATGATGATGCAGTAGAGGCAGAAGAATTAGCCTTAGAAGAAGTAGAAATTGCTCAGTCAAATGTAGATGGGCAAACAGTCACAGTAGCAACTGCACTAACTAACAAGAACAATGCCTATGATGCTCTTGGTGTAGCAAATATTAATTTATCAACTGCTCAGCAAGCATTAAATAATGCTGGTGGTGCTGGTTTATCATACAATGTTTATAGTTTAATCAGGGTTGATGGCCTTGCAGCCACAGATCAATTCTTATGTAGTGGAATACTAAATGGAAACTACATGACTCGTCCAGTTTGTGGTAATAGATATGAAAACTTTATAGTTAAATTTACTGGAAAAATAACAGTACCGTCATGGTTTACATCAACAAAATTTGCAGGATATACAGATGATGGATTTAGAATGTATATTGATGGAGAGTTGGTTATTAATAACTGGATAGAGCAAGGAACAACTTGGAGCCCATACTCTCCAATATATGATGTAACAATAGACAAGGTTTTTGATGTAGAAATATGGTGGTACAACGGTGGTGGCCCAGGATCCTATCACCTTGGATGGGCTATACCTGGAGGATGGACTGGAGCAGGTTGTGACTATGCTGGAAATCCAAGAGTATGGGGACAAAACTTTAGTTGTAATTTAAACACATTTTCTTCTGGATCTGGAGCAACTCAAGAACAGACCAACGACTACAACAATGCACTCGCTGCAAAGAACGCAGCCCAAGATGTATACAATGATAAACTAAATATTTATAACCAAGCAGTTGCAACATTAAATTCACTAAATCAAACATTAACTAATAAAGAATCTGAGTATGACAATGCTGTTAACGATACAGCAGATGCTTTGTCTGAAAAGAATAATTCTATATCTAATTTTAATAACGCAATCCTTGATGTTAATAGTGCCATTGATGACGCATGGCGTTACTATGATGAGCAATCACAAAGAGAAATTCAAAGAGCAATTGCTCAAGCAGCAGCCAATGCTGCAGCAAATCAACCTACACCAGAGCCAAAGCCAACTGTTGAACCAGAAAAGCCAAAGCCTTCCCCACCACCAACAGAAAAGCCTGAGCCAAAACCAAGTGGCAATACCTCTACAGAAGAACCAGGACCAAAGCCTACACAGCCAGGACCAAAGCCTACAGAGCCTGGACCTAAACCAGAACCAACAGACAAGCCAAAGCCAGAGCCTACTGATAAGCCAAAACCAGAAGAGCCTAAGCCTACACCTGCCCCAAACCCTGAACCAAAGCCAGAGCCTACTCCAGAGCCTCCTGTTGAGCCTTCTCCAGAGCCTAAACCACTTCCAAGACCAGACTTCAAGCCAGCAGAAGATATTGATCCAGTAATTAAGGATGCAGAATTGGCAGCACTTATCCCACAAAAGGGTACAGGAAATTCAGAAGATCTTTCTGGAGTTATAGCAAACCTTACAAGCAAGGATAATAAATTAGTTAAGCTTTCTGTTGAGCAAACAGCAGCAGTTAGCCAAACACTTAAGTCTTTAACACAAGAGGCAAAGGCTGAAGTTGCAGCAGAACTTGGTATTGCACCAGCAGAAGTTGCAAAGGTTGCAGAATCAATGAAATCTAACCCTGCAGTAGCAGCAGCATTTGTTGAGTTTGCAGAAAGAGCAGGGGATGCAGGAGATACCCCAATGCCATTTACATTAGCAGATGCAACAACAGAAGTACAAACAGAAGCATTTTTAGCAGACCCACTTGGAGCAGTGTTTGAAGTGGACCCAGTAGAACTACTATCTAATTTTTCTGAGTTAGGTATGGATATGACAGATGATCAGAGAGAAAAAGCGCAGGAAGTAATTGTCCCAGTGGTCATTGCATCACAAATTGCAGGGGCAATGATAAGGAGGAACAAATGAAAATAATCAATAAAGCCATCAATCTTGTAGGCAAAATGCTTAAAGGATTAATCAAATGGTTTAAAGATGCAGGAATGGAATTAATTGCACAGGCATTCACCCTCCTTGGCTTCTTTATTGCATGGCTAACTTTGACGGGATCAGCAAGAGACATAGTTGGAATTGCAGTATTAGCAGTAACAGTAGTCTGGCTAATTACAATCCCGCTAAGAAAAGAGGATAAATAATGAAAGATAAATTAATGTGGGTAATTACACTTGGTATATTAGGCTTCATTGGTCTTGTAGTAATTGGAGAATATGCTTCAATGCTTCTCCAACAATCAACATCAGGTGAAAAATATGGAACAAACGAAGATGCAATCGCATTAGTGCAAAATGCATTAGTAGGACTAATAGGAATTATTGGTGGATATTTTGCAGGAAAAGGAGATAAATAATGGCAAAAGCATATATAGAAAAACCAACCCATGTTGGAGGAGGAGCTATTGCAAGTATTAATAATATTGTTATGCGTATAATTGCAGTATTTGCTGCTTCAGGACTATCAGTAATTGGAGCGGGAGCAGTAGTAGGAATCAGCACAGCTAAAGCAGTTATATTGGCTGGGACTCTTGGCGTTGCCACTGTAGTTGAAAGGCTTGCACGAGGATTCTTGGATGACGGAAAACTCACGGTAGCAGAAATTAATGCAGCATTCTTAGCCGTAGATAAAAAAGCTGCAAAATAATGATATAATTGTACTATGAATAAATATCGCATTAAATTAGACGTAGAGGTTGAGGTAGAAGCCTTCAATGCAGAAGATGCAAGTGAATATATTCATGACATTTTTAATATAGACGATGAAATAAAAAAAGTTAATATAATTAAAATAACAAACAAATAGTCGTTGACAAAACCGCAGTTCACCCTGTATAATAATATATAGGAAACTGCGGTTTCTGCTTTGGCCCATAGCTCAGCAGGCAGAGCGGGAAGCTGTTAACTTCTAGGTCCTAGGTTCGAATCCTAGTGGGCCAGCAATACTAGGCGGACTTACATGACACGGAGAAAAAGTGCTTAACCTTACACTTGATGGTGTAGAACTGTTCATAAAAAGATCCCAAACTAAAAATCAAGAATCATTTTGGAAAAATTATGATTTGATTATATGGAAAAAAGATAGCGGCGGCTATACTGACATAACTGGCATGTATAGGAAAGATACTTGGGGTAAGACAGAAAAAATTTCTGTCAACCATGAAGGAGTCTGGAAGTTGCCAAAAAAATATGTCAAATATTTTAAATGATCTAGGTATAGATGAATCAAATGTAAATTGGTTTGATCTAGCTCTGTGCCTTGGAATGGATACAAATCTATTCTTTGACAAATATGAATCAGATATCTCTATTGCAAAAAATATAGATGAGGCATGCCTTAGCTGTCCAGTTAGAAAAATATGTTATGATATCGGTGTTGAAAATAAAGATTATGGTGTATGGGGCGGAGTTTATTTAAGCTCTGGAGAAATAGATAAAGTAAGAAATGCTCACAAAACAAAAGAAATTTGGAAAAAGTTTAAATGACTTTTATAGATAAAGATAAGGACCATTTTAAATATGGAATAAATCAATGGACGGGCGAACCAAACAAGCCAACATTTTACAATAAAGAAATGGCTTTAAAGATTAGAGAACTTAAGAAGCCCACCCCAGATTTAAAGATGGACATAGTCAAGTACCCAGACTTCCTAGCAATTAGACTTTATGAAGATAATTTTGGAAGATATGATGGATCATTAAAAATGAGAGTGATTGATTATGTAGAGATGGTAAAAAAAATATTAGAATCTTACGGAGTAAGAGTAGAGTTAGAAGGGAAACCTGGAAATGGAAAATAGTATGGATCAAATAATTCCTGCAAAAAAAGAAGGTGAAAGAACCCAAGATGAATATTTAGCTGAGCAAAAAGAACTTGCCCTAAAACAGCTAAAGCCAGAACACCAATTGATACTAGATCGCTTTATTAAAGAAAATGGAAGTATTAATGCAAACTGGATGCTAACTACCCAGCGTGACGGAGAGCCTATTCCAAGATCAATTTATAATTACAGAACAGTTTTTGATGCCATAGCAGGCTATGATCAGTATCAAGATTGGGGTTTTGCAAAAGACCACCTCACAATAAAATTGTGGGGGCCAGGAGGCTTGATTGCAGAAAAGACTCTAAAGAGACCACAAGGTGGTGACTGCACATTTGTTAGATCTGACTACATAGAGGCGGAAAACATAATACTAAAAATAAAACAACATCTAGACGAAGAAACATACAAGTCCTTGGTAAAGGATTTTGCAGGACTATTTTCAAGAGACAGCATCAGGTTTGATGTTAGTCGTTTTTTTAAACAAACTGAATGTGAAGAGGTTTTTGAATGAGTGAAAAGATATTGTGCTATTGCTGTAATAAAACAAAAAATAGCTTATCTGCTAAAAAATCTACACTATTGAATATAAACCTTTTATTGTGTGAGACATGCATTGATAATAAATTAGAGCCAAGATGGGTAGTAATTTTAGCTGGAAGACAGATTGGACATGAATTTGTTAAAGAGCATGTATCTAAAAAAAGATACCCTGGAGATGAAATTCTTGCATCTGAATTATTAATTTAAGATTGATTTTGCTGTATAATATAAGATATAATGAATATTTCCTATGCCCAAATAATAATTACATTAGTTGCCTCACTTGTGAGTGGAATGGGCACTGGCTTAATTGCTGGCCGCAGGTCTAAAAAAGCTGAAAAAATAAGGGCGGAAGAAAAAGCAAAAGATGAGCTTAAGCTTGAATTAAAAGACCTTCAGATTAAATTATATAAACTTGAGCGAGATCTAGATGAGTGGAAAGACAAATATTTTGAGGCATTACAAGAATTAATACAGGTAAAAGCCGAACTTGAGAATACACTAATGGCATTAAACCATATAGAAATACATAATTTAGAAAATAATGACGAGCACTAGCATTACAAATATATAAATAGTATACTGATAGTATGACTTGTATTGTTGCTATAGCTCAAAATGGTGTTGTGTATATGGGATCTGACCATGCCGCCTCAGATGATAAAACGGGATGGATCCTGTCAAGAAAAGAACCTAAAGTTTTTAAAAATGGTCAATATGGAATTGCCTTTACAGATTCATTTCGCATGGGACAAATTTTGCAATACATGTGGACTCCTCCAAAATACACACCAACTAAAACTAACTCTGGGTTAGATAAATTTATGCGAACTAAATTTGTTGATTCTGTTAAGGCTGCATTTAAAGATCACGGTTACGGAAGTATTGGATCTTCATCAGAAGAAGATACTGGTGGAATTTTTATAGTAGGAGTATGCGGTAGACTATTTACTATAGATGAAGACTTTCATGTTGGAGAAAATATAGTTAACTACATGGCAGAAGGAAGCGGCGGACAGATAGCTCTTGGAGCTCTCCACGCAACAAAAAAACAACAGAACCCTAAACTTAGATTAAAAGCAGCCTTAGAAGCAGCAACTGAGTTTAACATGAGCGTGGCTGCCCCCTATACATATATCCAGGTTTAGTGTATAATTGATTTATGTTGGTACTTGTTTTTATCCTGTCAATCGCCCTAACAGCGTTTTTGATTAAATACTCTAAATCAATGTTGAAAAAATATGATTTTGGATTTTACTACATAGATAAAGTACAAGAGCAGATTGAAGCTCAAAAAATGCAAGAGGCTATGGCACAAGATGGAGCCATAGATATCAACATGCTCAGACCAGAAGACTATAGTCACGCAATGGATTTAAGAGGTACACCAACTCATGTCTGTCCATGTGGATGCGATATATGGAATGTTAAAGTAATGTTTGAATCAAATGAAATCGCTACATATTTCTTAGATATGGAATGCGCTAATTGCGGAAGCGTTGCTACCGCTCCAACACCAGTAGATAAAGGGTTTATAAATTGAGAAAATCAGAAAGATTAAGAGAGCTTGAGTTCGCAGTAATTAGAATGGAAATGACTATTCAGTTGCTGGAAATGACATTAAATAATCTATTAGAGATGCAAGGAATGTCCAGTGCGCCTGAGTTAGACGGCGGAAAATGGTACAAAAACAAACCAGATAACTCTTGACATTCTGCTGTTATTTAGTAGAATATAGATATGAATAAAAAACTAATAGCATTAATCACACTAATCACACTAATTGCGCCTATCAAGGCGATTGCTGCAGAGCCAGCACCAACGATTGCAATTTTAGACACAGCAATTGACACGTCCTTGCCAGAGTTTAAGGATAAGATTGTTCAAGAAGTTTGTCTTATTGATTGGACAACTTGCCCAAATGGACTTTCATACATGGAGGGCCCAGGAGCAGCATCAATGCCAGCAGATCTAATCACAAAGAATGGCTTTGATCATGGAACACAAATGGCATCAATTTTTCTTAAGAATAATCCTAATGCTAAAATTGTGTTTATTAAAATTATTGGTAACAACGCAAGTGGACAACGACAAGTAGCACTTGAGTCAACTGTGTTTAATGCTCTTAATTGGGTAAAGAAAAATGCATCTAAGTATAATATTAAGGCTGTAAGCATGTCTCAAGGACACCATAACCTTGGCGCAGCAGGAACAAGTTACTGCCCTAACACACCAATTACTAAGCAGTCGGTTATTGACCTGGCATCGATTGACGTCCCAGTTTTCTTTCCTTCAGGCAATGGACGTGACTATAATAGAATTGACTGGCCAGCATGTATTGACGAATCAGTTTCTGTTGGCTATGTAGATCAACAAGGAGAAATGTCTATCTCAAGCAATAACGATGCGTCTAAGCTTGACTTCTTTGATTATGGATTTTGGCAAGCAACTGCTCCTGGTGGAGTAGTAAAAAATGTTGCTGGATCATCTGCTGCGGTGGCTGTTTCAGCAGCAAAGTATATTAAGTTGCAGCAAGCAAAGCCAAATCTAAATATGAATCAGCTTATTGATGTACTAAAGCAAACTTCTGTAGACACAGTTGGACGACAGGGAAAGTTTAAAAAGCTAATTAGCATTAATGATGCACTGGCTTACCAATATGTTGCAGTTCTAACACCTCAACAAATTGCCGATGCAAAAGCAAAAGCAGAGGCCGCAACAAAAGCAGCACTTCAATTAGAAATCAACAAACTAATTGCAGATGCAGAGCTTCAATATCAGTTAGAGATTAAAGCAGCAGCAGACAAGCTATCTGCATACAAAACAGCGCAGTTAGCAAGATTAAATGGATAATAAGTTAACTGTATTGGAAGAAATTATTAAAGAGATTGGCGAGGAGTTGTACCAGAAATGGTACAACGCCCTTGCTATTGAAGATAGAACGGAAGAGGCTTCAAAAGCCATGTCTTCTAATGCAGGAGAAACTGCAGTTTGGGTAATCCAAACATTCATGAATAAGTTCAATGCAGCAGCGGATGAATTAAAGGGAGAGTAAGTTGATAGTTACAGATGAAAGTTTTGATAAGGTTCTAGATGCACACGATTTGGTCCTTATCGACTTTTGGGCCCCATGGTGTGGACCCTGCAAAAAAGTGTCTCCCATACTAGATGAGATATCAAATGAGCGTGGATTATGGGTTGGTAAGCTAAATGTTGATGAGAATCCAATTAAACCAGCAGAATACTCTGTAACATCTATACCTTATATGGTATTATTTAAGTCAGGGAAGCCAGTAAAAACTATTACTGGGGCTAAGCCAAAGCATGTATTGCTTGATGAGCTTTCCAAATGGATCTAGAAGATATCGATGCAGACCACCTAGAGTTTGAAATATGGCTCAAGAATGGTTATGACAGAGGTTGGGTGTCAGATGTATTTTGTGACACACACGATGGTCCACCGTTAACAGATGAAGAAATGCAAGAATGGGAAGAAGGAGGAGATCCCTGCTCTTTCCATGTAAAAGTAAATGCACTACACTAAATTTCTGTGATCATAAAGACGCAGAGGAAATAAGGAGAATAAATTAAATGAACTCATTTAAGAAAATCGCACTAGCCATGGTTGCAGCCATGACTTTGGGCACAATCGTAGCAACACCTGCAAGTGCTGCTGTAATGACAGTTGCAGTATCACTAGATACTGTAGCAAACACTACGGCATCAGCAATTGCCACACCAGCTTCATTGCCAGTACCTGCAGATAACACAGTTGATGCAGCTGACGCACTAAAGTTTATTGCAACAGTTGATGTTGGAACAAGCGTAACAGTAGCAGCAACAAATGCAACAATTGTGTCTGCGCTACACACAACTGCTGCCCCAGTAGGAGCAACATCAGGATCATCATCTTTGACAATTGCAACTGGTACAGGAACAACTGCAACATTCTGGGTATACACAAAGACCACAGCAATTGGTACAGTTGTAATCACAAATGGCGGAACACAACTTACATACTACGTACAGGGAACTGCTGGTAAGATTAATACCCTTACAGTATCTGCTCCTGCTACAGGTGCTGCTGGCACAAAGCAGGACATCTCTGTAACTGCCACAGACACATTTGGAAACAAGGTATCTGGTAAGTCAATTACTGCAACCGTATTTGCTTCAACAGCAGTTATGGATACAGCAACAGTAACAACTGGTGCCACACTTTCAGATTTTGGAGTTGCAAAGTTTACTGCAACACTCCCAGCAACTGGAACACGATCACTAATCACATTCAGCCCAACAACTGCTGGAGATGCAACAACTGTTGATGTAGTTGGTCTACCTGCTCGTGCACTAGCACCATTTGCAGAGATTGCAGTTCGTGATCTAGTGTCAGAACTTGCTGCACAGACTGCTGCTAAAGATGCAGCGCTTGCTGCCAAGGCAGTTTCAGATGCTGCAGTTGTAAAGGCCGCTTCAGATGCTGTTGCTGCCAAGACTGCTTCAGATGCTGCTCTTGCAGCAGAGAAGGCTGCTTCAGCCAAGGCTCTTGCAGATGCAAAGACTGCTTCAGATGCAGCACTAGCTAAGGCACTTGCAGATGCTAAGACAGCTTCAGATGCAGTTGTCCTTGCTAAAGATGCAACTATTGCTAAGCTAACAGCAGATAATGCTGCAGCACTTGCTTCTTTAAAGAAGTCATTCAATGCACTCGCTACAAAGTGGAATGCAAAGAACCCAAAGGCTAAGGTTACCTTAGTTAAGTAATTAATGTTTATGGGGCGGTGAAATATCCGCCCCATTTACATTTTATTAAACGAAGAGTATAATAGAATTATGGAATCAAATAAAAAAAGTTTATATAAATCAATTACTTGGCCAGCAGTTCATATTGGATTTGTTGGCACGATGGTCTATTTATTTGAAAAGGCTATAACTGGCGAAGCCCACTGGGAATACGCTGGCACATTTGCAATCATATACACAGCATGTGAAATGGTTGGCTTTTTCTTACATGAAAGAGCTTGGTCTAAATTTGGCGGGAAAATAAAATAATGGGAAAGCACCTAGATAAAATGCAAAGAGCTCTTGCTCAAAGACAGGCTGGCACATACACAAGTGGACAAAAAAAGCCTGGATCAATGAATATTAAAAAAACTGGCTATAGGGGACAGAAAGCAAAGGGCTCTAAGTAGTGTTTGAAGATACTTGTCAGTGGTCTAAAGAATGTAGTAATAAAGCAACAAGAATTGCATCAAGAAAAGAAGGACCAATTATAGATATTTGTGACAAATGCTGGCATAAAGAGTTTAAGTCCTAATAAAAATAATATCAAGATTGGATAAAATTGAGATACAATTGGTTTGCAAGGCTAGACGATACAAGCATAGATGGAATGGTACTTTTGTCCGATGAAATTGATCAATACAACTATTACTCTTCATTATTTACATACCACGCACAAGACCCAGACCCATTTATAAAAGCAGCTCGTGTTCTTAATAAGAATCATGTTTTTAAATATATGATTGCAATAAGACCTTATGCAGTGTCCCCAGAGTATTTAGCAATGATGATATCCTCATTTGAAGAGATACATAAAAACAGATTAATGATAAATATTGTTTGTGCACTTGGTCAAAATGAAGAAAATTCATTAGAAAACATGGTAACTCAAAAAGAAAAATTTGATAACCATATTTTTAGACAAGAATACACAAGGAACTATATGAAAAAAATAAGAGAAATTTTACCAAAAGATTCAACTGTAGAGTTTATTATAAGTGCTGCTCAAGACTATGACATAGAGACATCCAATATGTATGCCCATGGCAATGTAATGTTTTACTATGACTTTCTTAAAAATCACCACAAGGTTAAAAATGAAATAAACATGGTTGCGATTATGGCAATTATAAGAGATACCCATGAAGAGGCTGAAGAGCAATACAACGCTATGATCAAAAAAGATCTACAAAAAGATACTATATATGGGACAGAAGATGAAATAGCTGATCAAATTAATGAATTGTCGAATCTTGGAGCCACAGACGTATTAATCAATGCCCATAGGATTCACCAATATAGCGACAAAGTAATGCCACTTATTAATAAATTAGCTGGCAAAAGACAACCCTAGTTCCTCCACCCGACGCATTCTAATCAACCAGATGATATACTTATCTGGTAGGTGGAACTCTAGAACCATCTAAATAAATGACCTATAGGAGAATAAAATGACAACAAATGGAATTAATGGCGGAGGCTTTGAAGCCGCTACACCAGCAGGAACAAATGATATCAACGCACACTACTCAGACAACACAGGATCAGCATTTCCTGTAACTGACAAGTCAACACAAGATGGTGCTGGCGTAGGACAGAGTGGTAAGTAATATGGAAAACATTAAAGCAGAAACACCAGCAGCTCCAGTTGCACCAGCAGCTCCAGTTGCACCAAAATCAGCAGTACCAGCTCCAGGAACACCTGAATTTGCTGCATGGGCATGGGAAAATAGAAACGGCTAATGTGTTACGAATGTGGATGTGAAACCCTAGGAAGCACTATGGGTGGAACGCAGGCAAACATTGTTGATGTTTCAAGAGATGGAGACTCAGGTTTGACATTAAGCATGAGCTCAACTCCAGAGCAGACAAGACAATTTATAAATGAGTAATTTTAAAAAAGAAAATGGTACTGGCATGGAAGCACCACCAACTGGCGGTGCACCTGCTGGCGCTGTTACTAGCAGAGAAGCAACAAAGAAGCAGCCAAGACAAGGCATGAGGGTGGATACAAATAAACATGGTATTAGAAGAGAAACAAGCCTGATACCTAAGCCACCTAAGAAAACTGGTAGAAAGAAGATCTAGCCGATGTGCATCAAGTGCGGTAGCTGTTATAAAGAACATGAGCGCACAATAGATGACGCAGTAGATTTTATTGAAGACTTGGATTATAAAAATTAGAAAATTGCTAAATGGATCAACCGTCTTTGAATTAGATGAGGCGGTTGATCTAATTATACACACTAAAGCCCCAGGTAAATATAAGGTTATAGACCTAGAAACGGGCGAAGAGTATGTAGGCTCAGAGATTAAAAATGAAAGCTTTGCCCCAGTCTTAATAGAAAAAGTTAACAGGGGGAAAATCGGTCAATGGATTAAAATAAAAGCAAAACAATCTATTGACCAGGTCGAATAACTATTGTATAATAGGTAGTATACACAATGTATGCTATAAACAAAAGAAAGAATATTATGAAAACAATCGGAGATAAACTCAATCAATTTTCAGTTGTTGGTGTTAAGCCAGCAAGACTTGATTATGCAGAAGATGCATTTGAAACCTTAACAGAAAAATCATTTCCTGGAAAATGGAAAGTAATTGTTTTTTACCCTAAAGACTTTACGTTTGTTTGCCCAACAGAAATTGTTGCATACGACAAGCTATCAAAAGACTTTCATGACAGGGATGCAGTTCTTATGACTGGGTCTACAGATAATGAATTTTGCAAAATTGCTTGGAGAAATGCACATGAAGACCTAGCTAAGACTAATTCCTGGTCTTTTGCAGATCAAATACGTGGATGGCAATGGAATGATCAGACAGAAGAATCAACTGCTGGCCTAGCAGAACAACTTGGTATTTTAACACCACAAGGAGTTGCACTACGTGCTACATTTATTGTAGATCCAGAAAACATCATCCAGCATGTAACTGTAAATAACCTTGACGTCGGCAGAAACCCAGAAGAAACATTACGTATTCTAGATGCACTTCAAACAGGAGAGCTATGTGCATGCAATAGAACAATTGGTGGAGAAACTCTATAATGACTTGGGTAGACCAGCTTAAGGATTCTCTTCCAGAATATGCTAAAGACATCAAGCTAAACCTTGATGCAGTAATTAATAGATCAACTATTGATTCAGAGCATGCCATGTATCTTTCTATCGCTGCAGCATTTGCAACTGGTAACGGTAAGCTTCTTGCCTTCATTACAGCAAGCGCAACAGATGATGTTGAAAGAAATGCAGCCCTTACTGCTGGTGCAATTATGGCACAAAATAACGTATGGTATCCATATATTGAGATGGCAGATGATCAAAATTTATCTGGGCTACCAGCACAGCTTAGAATGAATTCTATCGCTTCCCATGGGGGCACTACAAAAGCAAAGTTTGAAGCATATAGCCTTGCATCTTCTATTATTGGTAAATGTCATTTCTGTGTAAAAGCACATTATGAAACTTTAAAGCAAGAAGGATATTCAACCGAGCAGCTGCGTGACATTGGCAGAATCGCAGCAACAATTAACGCTTTGTCAAAAATACTATCCGCTTAACCAAGAAATGGTATAATTGGGTAAATACATATTGAAAAGGGAGACATCATGTCAGAAACACAGGTAGTCAGTCAGCTCGGAGGAAAGCTTCTCGGAGGAGGAGGAACTGGCATTTGGCAGTACGATAACTTTATATCTAAAGAAGAGTGTGAAGAGCTAATTAAATTTTTCAATGCTAATTCTGAAGAGTGGAGATACATTTGTTTTTATGGATCTTATGGTATGCACGTAGTTTCTCCTTTTGATAAAGAGCATGGAACTACAATAACAGAAGAATATATGGCAAACCTTCGTGCAAGAATGGTTCAATATGTTTCTGATGCCGCGGGGCGTCCGATGAAAATTAACAGCATGCATGCACAAAAATGGGAACTTGGAGCTTATGCAAATGACCATTCGGATAGCTCAGATCTAGATGGAAATGATATGGGCTGGAGTGACAACAAACAGTACGCTGGTATCTACCTTAATTCTCAACCAGATTACAGTGGCGGAGTTTTAAAGTTTAGAGATCATGGTTTAGATGTTATTCCTCCTGCTGGCTCATTTGTTTCATTCCCAGGCGGACCAGAAAACATCCATAGCGTTACAGAAATAACTGGCGGAACAAGATATACTATTGTTATTTTCTGGGACTATGCTGACGCATGGTATTCAGAAGCAGAGCTACAAGAAATGGAACGAATGATTCTTAAAGAAAGAATTCATCAGTACCAGCTTAAGAGACAATGGGCTCTAGGAGAAGCTCACCCATTGCTAGAAGATCCTTATGCAGGTCTAGATGATGATTCAAAGTTACCAGAAGGATTTAAAGAAAGCTTGACTATCGGAGACATGAAATCAAATGCCCGTAGAAATCAAGAGAACGCAGTAAAAGAAGGCCGCGTCCCAGAGGGAGTGGTAAATGACATGATAATATCACAGGAGGAAGAAGTATGATTACAAAAGCAGGTTCATCAGGAATTGACTCAGAAGGTGTAGCATATGATCACGCCTTTACAATAGAAATTGGAAGAGTTTCATATACATTATGCGGAGAAGATAAATATCAGGTTACGCTTAATCTTAACTCGTCAGAGGGTCATGAAGAGATCGCACCAGAAATTCGCACAATGTCTTATGATGATTTGAATAATTGGTTCCTAAACCCAACACCAGAGTACTACAATACAACTATAAAAAATAGCTAAGGAGTAGTCCTTGAAACAGCTTTATTTTTTGCATATACCAAAAACTGCAGGAAAATTTGTAGGAAAATGTGTGCGTGATTCTTTATCTGAAACAGATTTAAGGATATATATAAGCACACACTATCCAAATGAATTTAATGTTTTTGATAAAGCTTATGTTTCTGGTCATTTTGGTACTTACCCTATTGAAAAAAATCCATCAATGGATGTAGCATGTCTGCTAAGAAATCCAATAGATGCAAGGGTTAGCTACTTTAATTTTATTTATAAATATCAAATGGTAGGCAGACCAGAATACGATGCCATTTATACTTATTTAGATAAACTTAAATATTATTTATTTAATGATCCCAATTATGCACTTCATAATAACTATCAAGCAAGATTTATATGCAACCCTGCAGATGAAAAGTCTTTTAGCTTAAAAGGATTTTATGAAAATTATGGGGATGACTTAATGAAAGAGATTGGTTTTCATGAGGGTAAAGCATTTACTTGGTTTGTAGGGAATGATAAAACTTCTTTAGATTTAGCAATGAGTAATGTCAAATCATTTAATATTGTAAATACTGCTGAACGTTTGGACCTATTTATGGATAAAGTAAATAGATGGTTTATTGAGAATTATAATATAGAGATAGATTATAACCTATTAAATAAGGTAAATACCTCCTCAACAGAATACAAGGGAGTTGTATATACAACTAAAGATTTGATAGATATGCTCACAACAGATGAAAAAGAGTTGATTGTAAAGAATAATTATATTGATTATGCAATATATTCTTATGTTAGTGGCAAAGAGTTGTTGGGGGATAACTGAGCAATGATAAATAAAGCAGATAAAAATTATAATTTTATATACTTTAAAGAGTTTAATATAGAATTAATAAAAGAAAAGTGTATCGCATTAAAAGAGGAGTGGCTACTAGACCAGTCGAGGCAAAATATGCAGTACCCAGAAAGAAGAAATCCTCATCTTTATACAAATACATACATTGTTCAAGACCACCATTTATTTTGGCAAAATGGTGAAAAGTTTTTACCCACACTGAAAGATCCAGAAATATATGAATTAGTAATGCCAATTATAAAAGAATTACAAGAAAGAATTTGTGGTAAAGCTGCTAGAGTACTGCTAATTAAACTTGAAGGTAATAAAAATGTAACAGAGCATACCGACTCAGGAGATTATCTTAATACAGTAAGAAGATTTCATATACCAATAATAACTAATGATAAGGTTTATTACACTGTAAATGGTGAAAAGATTCACATGAAGGCTGGGGAGTGTTGGGAGATAAACAATAGAAAGCCACACTCGGTAGATAATGATAGCGATGAAGAAAGAATACATTTGCTTATAGACATAATGCCAGAATCAGAATTTAGAACATACGACTCCTTGTTACCTGAATCTAAGATTAAAATAATAGAAAACTTTATATCAGAAGAGGACGCACAATCATTCATTGATTATATAAACAACAACTATTTAAATAATTATAAATTTACAATAGGTAAAAAGGCTTTAGCTGCAGGCAATCTCAGGTATCAATCCAATGTCCCAGAAGAGTTCGCTTTATCAGATCATGAAGAAATGAGTGATCTTATTAAAAAATATAGCGATAAATTTTTAAATGAATGCTATAATTTTTTTAAAGATGATTTTGAATTATACCTAACTGCGTTTTGGATGACAAGGTTTGAAAAAAATACAAAGCTGCCATTTCATAACGACAATCATGAGGGCGCTGAGCACCTTTTTAGAAGTGGTGTAATATACTTAAACGATGATTATGATGGCGGTTACCTAAAGTTTTTAGACCATAGCTTAACCTATAAGCCAAAAAGACTGAGCCTAGTTATATTTGATTCAGAGTATATGCATGAGATAACAAATATTGTATCTGGTGCTAGAATGGCACTACCTATATGGGCAACAAAGAATCCAAAAAAATGCATACTTTAATGCCGTCATTAAAGCTATTTAATAACTTTATAGAAAAACAAGACATTGATTTTCTAATCAAGTGGATAGACAATAATTGTCATGATCAAAAAAAATTTAGACATAGGGTTGGCATTGCTTTCGACAAGGGTCTAGCGGTTAGAGCGATATTCCCAGACGAAAAGCCTCCATCTATGTTTAAAGATTTAGAAGATATAATTACTAGATGCTCAAATAAGTTTATGGAAATTCAAAAAGAACATATGGATGACGGGAAAGACCACTATTTCTACGGAGTTTCAATAACCAAACTATCTAAAGACATCCAGCTAAGGATTCACCAGGATGTACATAATGATTTCTCTACCCTATCTTACAGTGCAGTTTTATATTTAAATGATAACTATGTTGGTGGAGAAGCTTCTTTTTTAAAAGACTTCGTGCCGTTTTCTGATTTTCCTTTATACGATGATAGCATGGGCGGAATAACATTCAAACCGTCAGCAGGAGATCTTTCTATATTCCCATCAGACTTATGGCATGGAGGAAAAAAAGTTATTGATGGAGATAGATATGCAATAATATTTTGGTCTACTACTGAAAAAGAATATGAGTTTGCTGGATTTGATTCAGATAAAGTTTTAGCAAAAATTAATACAAAGGCAGCAGAGCTTGGGTATAACTAATGGGGGAAAGATGATAAAGTCAATAAGGTGTAAGTTGTTTGGACACAAGATAATAACTGCTGGTTCATGCCCATTTACTGGTAAATCATATAATGCATGTAAAGTTTGTGACAGATTGTTTGAGCAATAAGATGAAAGAGTATCTTGATGAAAATGTTTATGTTGTTAGAAATTTTTTATCTTATGAAGAACTTTCAATACTATTAGAAGAATCGCATGAGCCATCTGGTTGGGAGATAAGGGGCGGAGATAAAAACCCAATGCAGAATGTATGGAATAAGTTTATAGAAGGAACTAATAAAATTATTTTCTATAAAGATGGTGGAATATTTAATAAGATAGAGTCTCTAATGAATACAGATATGATTAAATATAAGAAAGCATATGTTTTACAAAAAATGACAGAAATGCCAGTTGAAGAAAAAACAGCTTTATTTTGGCACTATGAAAATAAAAACAATCATCTTGTCGCTGGAAGCTTTGTGCTTTATTTGAATGACGATTTTGAAGGAGGAGAGCTTGTCTTTAAAAACAATGATATTCTTGTAAAGCCAGAGGCAAACATGTTCGTGTTTATTCCCGCAGGCGAGGATTACACACACTCAGTTAATAGTCATCAAGGTAATGATAGATTAACCTATTACGGGGTGTCCTTTTATGAACAAAATTAATGGTACAATTGTAATATGAAATTAGAAAAGACTATTGTTGACGGAGATCTGTGGTACATAGACAACTTCCTGACAGAAGAAGAGATTGATCTTTTTAAGCCATACATGTATGATAAAAACGAATGGTACGTTACCATGAGGTCCCCATATAAAAATGTTTTAAATAAATTTATTGGCGCCGAAGTAATGCTTGATGATGAAAAAAATGTAACAACCATACCAGGGCCACAAGACAAAATACCTGAATGGTTCTATCCAATATTTGATAGAATAAGAGAGGTTTTGCCATTTGGTCATTATCCACAGGCTGCAACGCTACAAACATTCAAGGGAATGACACAGCAGCAAGCAAAATCATTATTGATTCCAAAGTATCAAGAAAAATATATTGATAAAGAAATTGACTTTGCTTTTGACTGGCATTATGAAAGAGTTCCAGACTACAATGACAATATAGCAAGATCATTTAGTGTTTATTTAAATGATGACTTTAAGGGCGGGGAACTAGAATTTAGACATAAAAGCTATAAGATAAACCCAAAGCCAGGAAGATTTGTTTCCATACCAGTTGCACCTGAATTCGAACATAAGGTTGCTTTTGTAGATGGTAATGATAGACATACCTGGTATGGTGCAATTTTTGATACAGAAGATTTAGCAATGTATAGTGAGCCAGGAAACTGTTAATTAACATTAATACATTTATTTAAGGCTATGCCATAAATTTTATTTTGCTCAGTTAGATCAAATTGTGTCATATCAATATTTCCATAGGTATCAGATGTTTTGCTGGATACAAGATATTTACTTCCTGCATAATCTTTAAGATTTGTTTTATAAAGTAATCCGTTGTCTATAAGATTAAAGTAATTAAATAGATATTTAATTAAATTGTCAGTATTATTGATTAAATCATTGTAGTCTATCAACATATATGAGTCATTAATTAAATTTTCATAAAATATTTTGTAAGCTTCTGGGTAATCATTGAAAACTTTACCTGGTTCGTAGTGTTTTTGCATTGCATATTTTGATCTTAAAGTATCATTAGGATTTCTTACTATAGAAATAATGTATTTATTAAAAACTTTTTCTTTATCATGAGTAGACTTTAAAATAAAACCAGTTTTTTGATTAATCAGCTCTTTTAAGTACTTAGAGCCAGATCTAGGATAAGTTAATAGCATACGATTATTAATATCTCTCATATATAATTATACCACTTGCACCATTGACTATTCAGGATATATTTAGTATACTTAAAATATGAAAGAGCCTAAAATTATGAAAATGGACTGGCGCTCACTCGGTTACTGGCCAGTATATAAAGATGGTAAACTTACATGGGAAAAGGATCCAGATGTCCAAGATGAATGATGGTTTAGATAGGTCTATGCGTCTTAAACTGGTCATAGAGGATATGTTAAAAGATATTGACATGAGCGGGGAAGAATGGAATGACCGTGATAAAGACGGAGTTGCGTATTGGGAGAAATGGAATAAGAATGATTGATTGGTTAGTTCATAAATTATTTTGGTGGGCACCACTTCGCAAAGCTATCTTTGAAGAAGTACATATGTATGACCATTTGTCTGATGTATTTACTGGTTCAGACTTAACAGATATAGCTTCATGCAGCTGGATGGAAGGCGATATGTGGTATGGTTGGACATATGATAGTAACGCCAAGCGTTATTACTTTGATGATATTGGCAATAAATCTCTCATTGGATTATGGGAAGATCAATGGTTAAAAGAGGCCGAACAAGATGTCAAAATGGATTAAAATAGTTGGTGAAGCAGCACACAAGTGTGACCTGCCATGGGCCATAAACGCTCATACAATGTCTGGAACACACCTTCAAAAAAGGCATTCAGGATCAATTTGGGAATGTGATTGTGGGGAAAGATATGAATGGGACGGAAAAGATTTTAGCGGACCCATGTAATGAAAATAGAGTTGAGTGCCTTTTGTGTTCATTGTAATGAAAGCGTAAAAGGAAGGTTAACCGAGATGGTTGTCTTAGATTCAGGTAATTGGTTACACATAGGAGAGTGCCCAGTTTGCTATCTTGAAATTAAGCGAATTGTCCCCAAGGACAGTTCAGGTTCCTATAATGGTCGTAGAGCAGTTTCCGAAACTGATAATGAAGGTCCGATTCCTTCACCTGAAGCTTGATAGGAGAATAAATGGATATAGTTTATGATAAGATAGCTTTTTTTAGAAATGCTTTGCCTAATCCTAAAGAATGGTTAGATAAAGTAGAATTAATAGAAGACGATTTAATTAGTGCATGGATCCCATGGCAGTCTAACCCTAATGATGGAACTACTCCCTATGTTTATGGAGATAGGAAACATTTGCTATTAAAAGACTCTGAAAGCAATAAAGAGTCTGCGGCCTTAGTTAAGCAAGTAATAGATGCAATGGTAAACTGTGCAGAACAATATGCTAAAGAATATAATATAAATATACCAATCGATTTAGGTTCAGCCTGTGTGCTAAATAAATATAAAGAAAATGAAGTTATGGGACAACATGCTGACTGGAATGAGCATCAAGATATGCTTGAATATTCATTTGTTGTTTATATCAACGAAGACTATGAGGGTGGCGAGTTATATTTTAAGGACTTAGATGTGACAATAACCCCAGAAGCAGGAAGCATAGCTTTGTTCCCAGCTAAACTTCCATATTCTCATGGATCTAACCAGCTAATAAGCGGCAGAAAAGTATTTATACCTCATTTCTGGAGAAATGTAAAGTCATAATGAGTTGGCACGATAGCCCTTTGGCCAAACATTGGCAATCAATGACATATCAGTATGGTTGGAAGTGTAAGTGTGGTGAAGAAATTCATGTAACGACCCTAAATCTTAAAACTATGCCTGAGTGCCTAATGTGCGATAGCCATATGTACATGACATACTCAATCAATCCAGCTGGGGAAATATGGATGAACGCAGCATTGCTTCTAGAAGAGGACTACGAATAGGTGGGTAAACATTGGGAAGATAAATCTCAGTGGATAACACATTGCCCAATATGTTTTTGTGCAACCACACATAATCTACTAGACTTTCATTTACAATATCATGAAATTCAGACCCCAATTAGTGAAATCGGCGACGGTAGAGGGATCCCAGTCAACTACGTTGACACATTTAATGATATAATAGATATCTAACGATAAGGATATAATATGTGGTGGTCATGGATACTAGCCATAATCGGCGTAGCAGGTATATATTTTGTAGGCAGAAAAGATAAATGGGGATGGTTTGTCCTTCTATTTAACGAATGTCTATGGATAACATATGCAGTAATAACAAGCCAATATGGATTCATATTCTCAGCCATAGCATATGCAGCAGTATATATTAAATCATACATTCATTGGTCTAAAGAGCCTGTAAACAAAATACATCTATAAGGAGGATATAATGTCAAAAAAGAAGATAAAGCTTCCACTTAGATTTTGGAAGAACCCAATTAGATACATAAAGTTTCATAAAGCACTAAATAAAGTTAAGAAGTCAATGTAATGGCCTACTCAAGATTCTTTGATAGCGACATATATATCTATCCACATGTTGGTGGCTGGATTGAATGTCAGGCTTGCTACCTTAATGAGCCCACAGATCAATACTCATTGTTCTCTATGTCTGAAGAAATACATGATGATGGTCATTTAATATCTCATGTTAGGGAACATATCAATGCTGGTCATGATGTGCCAGAAGGACTGCTAGAGCAAATTCTAGATGATCCAGATAGATACGGTGTGAGTGCTGCCCCTGATGGTTATGAATTGGGCGGGGAAGCTTAAGTAGTATAATAGTACTATAAGGGTA